GGTGATAATTCTAAAAAAAGTCCCAAATTATTTTCAATAGCTGGACCTCTAATTAGGGAATTACATAAGTTAGTTGAATCTAATAACAAAACTAATCCATCAAAATTAAAAGTTGAAGGAAAAATTGGGGAACCCACAAAAAATTATGGTGATAAAATCACCCTAGATAAATTTTCAAAATTAAAAGGAAAAAAAATCAAATACTCTGGCTCGAGTTATAACGTAATAGACTCAAATGGGTATACCATTAAAATATCAAATGGTAAAACAACTTCATCTATAAATCTAAACCAATTTAATAAAGATGGGTTTATATCTGAGTTAGTATCTAAGTTAAAAGGTAAAAGAATCTAATTAATAACCCCCCCACGCATATTTATAATAAAATTTACACAAAACGTTAAAACCAATGAAAAAATCTCAATTAAAAGAAATGATCAAGTCTGCTATGTTAGCCGAAGCATCAGAATTTCACACTAACAAACCAGAACGAATAAAATCATTTTTAAGAGAACTTGATGATCTTGTAGAAGAATACCATGCAGAACTATATTTATCTGATGATTTATTTGCAGGTATCGAAACAGTTAAAAATGCAGCTATGGCCGAATCAACTTCAATTGAGGAAGCTAAAGACGTAGACGTTGAAGAAGATGAAGATATAGATGTTGACATTGAAAAAGATGTTGTAATCGATGACGAAGAAACAGATATTGAAATTGAAACTTCAATGCCAGGCGAAAGCGAAAGCGAAGAAGCAATTCAAGGTTTATTAATGAAAGCTCAAGAAGAAGCAACTAAACTTGGAGATGAAAAACTAACAGATCAAATTGGTAATACAATTACATATTTTACTAGAGCACATATTGCAAGAGTAGATGAAAGTGGTGTTAATGAGGAAGAAGATTTATCTGAGTCTATTAGGTTTAAAAAACTAGCAGGGATCATAAAATAAAATAAAATAAAATAAAATAAAATAAAATGGATAATTTCGATTTAAAAAAATTCGTTAGTGCAAGAACGCTACTAAAAGAAAATTCACCTGGATACGACACAAGAAAACAAGGCGAAGCATTACCAACACTAGAGGGTATTAAAGCTGCTTACGAAGCTAAAAACAAAATTAAAGAAAACTCCGATGATTACATTGTAGATCAAAATTCTAAATATCTTATTGATCAGATTGAGGATGATATGATGCATAGTGAATTTGAAAATAAAGAAGATATTAACAAATTTATAGATAGCATCATTGAGGGGGTTAACAAATTAAGAGATAAAAAACTTAAAGAGTTTGGTGATGATGAGTCAGATGATTTCATCAACCCCGGAAATACTATTGATCAAGATAAAAATAGAAAAGAATATCTAAGGATGATGGGTATTTCTAAAAAGTAGCAGGAATCAAAAAATAAAATAAAGGTAAACAAACAATCAAATTTATAAAAAATAAAAATTATGGAAACTAAAGAATTACTAGAAGGAATCAAAGCACAAGTACTATTGATTGAAGCAGAAATTGACAAAACATCATCTGCTGCTAAAGGAAGATGTAGATCTGCCGCTAACAAAATTAAAAATTTATCTGCTGATTTCAAAAGAGAACATAAATAAAAAATACACATGCTTAACGAACGCAAACTTACCAAAACTGAATTAGCAAAACGCGAAGATATCATTATGAATATGAAGGGTAATAAACGTGCTTTAGTAAAACAGTATGGTAAGGATGCTGAAGCTGTGATGTATGGTAGAGCAACAAATCAGGCTAAAAAACAAACAAAATCAATGAATAACGAAAAACTAAAAGAGATGATTAAATCCTCTCTAATGAACCCTAAAAAAGCCGATTTAAATAAAACCCAAAATGAAAATCTTGAGGAACGTAAAATAGAAGTAAACGAACCCTCTCAACTTAAAGACCTCAAAAATCAAATAGAAAAATACTATGGTAGAAAATTAGAACCTAGTCAAATTAATACAATGGTTGGGAAAGATGACAAAATAGCTAATTTACTATCTAAGTATAAAAAACAAACAAAATCAATTGAGGAATATATGGGTGAGGTTGGAGATGAAGTAATGATATCTAAAACAGGTAGTAAAGCTATACCCTCATACGTGTTAGAAAAACCAAATGGTTCAGCTCAAATTGACATGATATTCGACTCACCTTTAGAAGCACAAAAATATGCTGAAAAGAAAGGTTTAAAACTATCCTCTAAAACTGGATATAATATGAATGAGAATGTTAACCCTGAATTAGATAGATTGGTAAATGGGTTTGTAAGAAAATTAGCAGATATGTACGACTACTCATTACAGGATGCTGTCTACGCTATTACGCAAGTACTAAGAAAACAAAACTATGATGGTTTAAATGAAGAATTAGTTACTGAAGGTAATAAGGTTACAATCCCCTTGGGGATAAAAACATCACAATCATCACAAACGTTACCAAAATTAACAGTTCAGGTTGGGTTGGAATTAAATAAAACAATGCAATTTACCCATAACTACTTTGATATTGGAATTAAAAACGGTCAATTTATTTTGATTTTAACCCAAAAGGGAGCATACTCAGTTAGTGTCCGAAGTAAAAAAGATCCAAATTATATTGATACATTAGTTTCAGCAATTAAAAAAATAGTTGGAAATATGGTGGTTGAAGATTACAATGAGGATGAAGATGAAATATCTAAAGGTTTAAACGAAGGTGCTATTGACGGAGACAGACAAATGATTACTAGAGCCATAGAAAATATGGTTAGTAGAAAAATGACTGTGGGTCAAGTATTACAAGAAATTAAAAATGCTGTAGAACAAAGTTCTGGTATGAGTGATATTTTTAAGTCAAATTTAAAATATGGTTTAAACGAAAACAAATCAGAAATTGTAAAATATAATGGTGAAGACCATGAAGTAGTAAGACGTGAAGACGACAGAATTTATATTCGTCGTAACGAACCTTCAGCTATATTAGGTAAATTAGATACATTTTGGGTTAAACAAGATGATTTAAACGAAGACTTAGATTTAGGCCACGAAGACAATGAACCACATATGTTAAAAGCAGATTTATATCGTATTGGAAAATATGCTATGGAATTGTATAACATGGTTGATGGGTTTGAAGGTGAAGGGGAAGTTGATTTTCCATCATGGTGGCAAGCAAAAATAACAAATGCTAAAACAGCAATAGTTGGTGCAAAACACTATCTTGACTTTGAAATTAATGAACCTAAAATTGATATCGCAGTTGATACTCTAAATCCAATCCCCAAACATAATTCACCAACCTTTGAATCAGTTGCTAAAAAATTAGCTAAAAGATTGATGGTAAGTAGAGATACAAATGAAGGAATGTCTGAAGAGGAATGGGCTAAAGCTAAAGAAGAAGATAGATTAGAAGCTCACCCCGAAAGAGATAAAATTAAGGATATAATTGATCTGATAAATAACGAAAAACTATTGCAAAATGACAAAGGTAGAACTAAGGGATAAAATTAAGTCAATTGTGCCCCTTGTATATAAATCCCAACAGAAATCTGATATAGCGGCCGTTGAATACGATGAACTTACAAAATTCCCTGAACTAAAATCGATTATAGTCGATCTGTTAACGTCAGATTTTGATTCATTCCTCTCTTCCATAGATTGGGTTTCTCCTAAACCCACCACATTTAGAATCAACTTAAAAAACGACCAAGAATTCTATCTAATATATTCTAGGAGAAGTTGGATAGCTCAAGTAGAGGGTAAAAAATATTATCTATTAAACCTACCTGAAGAGGAAAGAGCAACGTTAGCAATATCTCGTATATTACGATATGGACCAAAATCAGAGGATACGGCTGAAACCGGGGAAGGAGATGATGTTGAAATAGATGATATACCAGACGTAGAAATTTAAGAATAAATCACAATTAAATAAAAATGGATAATTTCGATTTAAGGAAATACTTAGCTGAAGGTAAACTATTAAGTGAAGGTGAAATAGATGAAAAACTTAAGGGAATAGATGGAAAAGCATGTTGGAAAGGATATAAATTAGTAGGCACAAAAAAGAAAGGTGGTAAAACCGTTGATAATTGTGTACCTATGGAAGAAGATATGGACATTAATGAATTAATGGAAATGGAAATCATTGATGAAAATATTACAGAAGCAAAATACCAAGGTAAAACAGTTATATTAAACAAACCAACACGAGGTGATAGTAAAAAATTTAAAGTATATGTCAACTCAGGTAAGAAAAATGCTGATGGTTCTATTAAAGTAAAAAAAGTAAATTTTGGACATGGTGGTACATCTGCAAAACGTCCAACTATGAGTATTAGAAAATCTAACCCAAAACGTAGAAAAGCATTTAGATCACGATTTAATTGTGATTCTCCCGGACCTAAAACAATGGCAAGATATTGGTCTTGTAAAGCTTGGTAAATATAGGGCACTATGTGGGGATACGTTAAAGATTTTTAGTATATTTATACAAGAATAATAATAATAATATGGGCACCCTTACTAAATATTTAAATAAAATAGCATATAAATTCCCAAAAGGATATCCTGACATGAATAATGAGAAGGATGTTTTGATATTGGAATCCTTGGTGGGTGATATATTGGGTAAGAAATTTAGGTTAAATGAATTAGAAAATCGCAATGGTACTAAAGAAGCAATACGATTTATAATAGATACCTTAGGGGGTAAGTATAACTTTGTAGAAAAATCAGATAAAACTAGATTGGGTATTGAGGGTAAAAATGAAATCCAATTTTTTATTGATTTATTTCAAGAAGCATTTGGTGAAAAGTTAGACATAGAAGTTATCCCTAAAAATCAACCCCCCAACCCTAGCGGAACATTTAATATGTATGTTTTTAACACCCAAGAATTCGGCAAAGTTAGCATAGTTGTAAGTAACAAACCCCCAGGAGGTGATGGTAAAGGAAGTGAAGGTGATTTTATAGAGAATATTAATAGTTTAATTGAAGAGAACGGAGGTGAAGCAACTGTAGTACTCATATCCCCCGATAAAAAACTTCCTTTTTACAATATAACAAATATTAGAGATTCTTCCAAAACAGATGCTGGGAAAGGAGCTAAATCAGATGTCCAGTTTATGTCTAATAGTAAAGTAGATTCAAACATTTCATTAAAAAAAGATAGTGGTTTTAGGTGGGCGTCAGTTATATCTATATATAAAGAATTTATCACAAAATTTATTAATGATGCCATTAATGGTAAATTAACTGATTTAGAGTTAAAACAAAATCCAGATGTCCCTGGTAAGTATTTGATGTATGATCCTATTACAGGAAATAGAATCTCAAAAGCTATAATCCCAGATTTTCCTAAAGATGACATAAATAACTGGGTTTTTGGACCAGAAACCCCCCAAGTAATAATAGTTGGTAAACCTGAAAAAGGAGAATACTCTTTAGAAAACGGGGTAATTAATGTAAAAGTCTCTAATATTTACAACACATTAGAAGATTTAGAAAAGGCAAATATAGACCCAGTATTTGCAGTTGCTCAACATAGAGGAAAAAGTCAAGGGTTAGATTTTAGAATAATACCCTCTAAAGATGCTAAAATCACATCTAATGTTAGAGAATTATCTTATAACGATATAATATAAAATAAATATGTGTAACTGTGGATGTGATACTTGTGGAACTGAAAAACCCACGTTAAAACTTAATGAAAATAAAGCCCCTCGTGGTATATTATCTAATGATATACAGCGCTACATATACGCTAATAAACCATTAACAGACACACTACATCGTGTGGGTTCACCTAAATATTTTAACTTATGGGCTGAAGCTCGTTATATGTACTCTCGTGGTATTTTAGAAGTAGAAAATAAAAAAGATTTAAAGATTTTAAGGGAAACAGATTTAGGATATTTCGGTATATTTGAAGGAAAAAAAGTTCCTTTAGATTTCCCCATAGAAAATACGGTGTATATTAAAGGTTCAAAAAGTGCCCACTTATACCCAAATATGAACATTATTAAATTATAATAAAACATGCCAGATTTATCATTACAGATAGGAGGATTACACTCACTACCCTTTTCCAGTTCCTATGAAGGGATTTTAAATTTTGGAACATGGGATAATGGGGCCGGAGAAAGTGGAGAATATCAAAAGAGCACACTGATTAAAATCAACACCCCTGGAGTAACCAACATTAATGGGGTTGCAGTTCATGAAGAAGCCTCAGGTGTGTTTATTGATGGTATAGCTGATATTAGTAAGGGGTTTGCATTTGATATAAATTCATCATCTACTCTACCAGCAGGGGAAAACCAACTAGCATCATTAGGAGTAGTAAATTTTGAAACTTTTGCACTAGAATACCGAGACATCAATGGTAACCCCTCATGGGATTCTCTCACTTCATCAATAGGGGGTTTTTATAATACAAGTGGTAATAACCAACAACTTTTCCCTGGTAACCCTATAATTGATGGAGATTACACTGTAATAATGCATTCCTCACCTGTAAGGGGAGCGGGCGAATTATCAGATAAGTGGGGTATGAGGATAACATATCAAGTCGCAGTAGGTAATTTAGCTGCTTGGGTTATGGAAGAGATATACCCCTACGAAGCATACTCAGGTGAGTGGACACTCACATCTGGTGGTTCCGATGAATTAGCCGCAGCACATCTACTAGTCAATGGATATGGTTTAACATTAGATGGAAATGCTTCATTTTGGATCCCAACGAATTCATAACCTATTCAATAGTCAACATATTATATAAAAAACAACAATATGAAATTTAATTATTCAAAACTATTAATTGAAAACAAACATTCAATATTAGAAAACATAAGACAGGCCAAACAATATGTTGATTCAGATAAACTAACCCAAGAGGAGTTAAAAATATTAACTGATATAGACCCTTCCCCAACACGTAAGTATGTGGGGTGGATGGCGAAACAATGGGTAGAAAAACAAATTACAGATATAGACGATTTAAGAAACACCATTGAAGAGTTCAATACACTCTTAGAAAAAGGTAAAACAAAAACCAAAGATATTTACCAAATTAAATCCTTTAAAGCCCTTCAAGATGAAGTTGACCAAATAAACAACGCCGGAGAAAACATATCCACCAAAGAATTAGAATCCGACTACGATACTGTATTAGAGAATTCAGACCTATTAATAATGTCCCCCCACACCCACGAAGCATCTCGTAAACTTGGATTATCCCAATTTGCATTTAGAGACTGTGGGGATGGTGGAAAAGATTCTTCATGGTGTACAACATATAAAGCCCCCGATCACTTTAATGATTATTACTATACAAATAATGTAACTTTTTATTATGTTAAAGTAAAGTCACAGCAAATGATAAATCAACTTCAAGATAAATTTCCAAAAACTTGGAAGAATTTAGTAGTTGTTGCTTTGGCGGTATTAGATAATGGGGGAATTGATGGGTATGATGGGTTAGATAAACAAATTTCATCTAACGATATAAAAGAATATACTAATATAATAGGAATTTCATAATGATTAAACTAATAGACATATTAGAAAATAAAATACTTGTTACAAGACGCTCCCCTGAAGAACGTTCTAAGAATTATTTAATTGCTACTCAAAAGAAAATCCAACAATATATGAAGGATGGGAGTAAAGGTGATCTTAATTTAACTGATACCCCAATAACCTCCCTACCTCAAGGGTTAAAAGTAGGAGGTAATCTTCATTTAAGAAATACCCCAATAACCTCCCTACCTCAAGGGTTAAAAGTAGGAGGTAATCTTCATTTATCTTGGGCTAAAATAACCTCCCTACCTCAAGGTTTAAAAGTAGGAGGTAATCTTCATTTAACTGATACCCCAATAACCTCCCTACCTCAAGATTTAAAAGTAGGAGGTAATCTTCATTTATCTCGGGCTAAAATAACCTCCCTACCTCAAGATTTAACAGTGGGAGGTGATCTTCATTTAACTGATACACCAATTACCTCCCTACCTCAAGGTTTAAGAGTAGAAGGTAATCTTGATTTAACTAATACCCCAATAACCTCCCTACCTCAAGGTTTAAAAGTAGGAGGTAATCTTGATTTAACTGATACCCCAATAACCTCCCTACCTCAAGGTTTAAAAGTAGGAGGTAATCTTCATTTATCTTGGGCTAAAATAACCTCCCTACCTCAAGGTTTAAAAGTAGGAGGTAATCTTCATTTAACTGATACCCCAATAACCTCCCTACCTCAAGATTTAAAAGTAGGAGGTAATCTTCATTTATCTCGGGCTAAAATAACCTCCCTACCTCAAGATTTAACAGTAGGAGGTTATCTTGATTTAAGAAATACCCCACTTTCTAAAAAATATAGCAAAGAACAAATTCAACAAATGGTACCTGGAGTTAAAGGTGATATTTATATAAAATGATAAAATTAATAGACATATTAGAAAATAAAATCCTAGTCCCTAGACGTTCCAAAGAAGAACGCTCTAAGAACTATTTAATTGCTACTCAAAAGAAGATTCAACAATACATGAAGGATGGAGGTAAAGGTGATCTTGATTTGTCAAGTACACCAATAACCACCCTCCCTCAAGGTTTAACAGTAGGACGTACTCTTTATTTAAATAATACCCCAATAACCTCCCTACCTCAAGGTTTAACAGTAGGAGATGATCTTTATTTAAGTAATACCCCAATAACCACCCTACCTCAAGGTTTAACAGTAGGAGGTTCTCTTGATTTAAGAAATACCCCAATAACCACCCTACCTCAAGGTTTAACAGTAGGAGGTAGTCTTAATTTAAGAAATACTCTAATAACCTCCCTCCCCCAAGGCTTAACAGTAGGAGGTGATCTTTATTTACTTAATACCCCCATCTCTGAAAAATATAGTAAAGAACAAATCAAACAAATGGTACCTAGTGTAAAAGGTAATATTTATATATAATTATAATAAAACTAAAATGAAAGAATTAACAGCATTTAGAAAATACTTAGCAGAAGTAAAAACCCCCCAACCCGATGATGATTTAGAAGATCGTATGGATGCTGGGGATTTTGGACAAGTAGAAGAAGAAGAATGGTTTGATAAAGCAGATAGAGGGGAAGTTGAATACGATGGGGAGTATGACGAATTTGATACATCTAACATGGAAGAAAAATATTACCCACCCTCAGATAGTTACGAATGGTTTGATGGTGAATATTACTACAACTCCTCAGGACAACAACTCCGAAACCCCCAAGAATATGACGATTCAGAAGAAGGATATACTCCTTTTGGTGATGAATAATAAAATACCATAATACAAACAAAAAAACTTATAGAATGGATTCATAGCCCATTCGATTTTAAAAATAATAATAGATATCTGTGGCATCTACCAAATAATTTGGAGATGTCACTTTTTGTTCGTATCTTAACGTAAATAAATGATGGTAAAACTAATGCAAGAAAAAATAGTAATAGTAGGTGCAGGTGTTGCAGGAGTAAACGCTGCTACCAAATTAGTAGATAATGGTTATCCTGGAGAATTAATAACTATCATTGATATGGGTAAAGATCCATACCGAAGAGAATATTCTGAAGTAATGGAAGGTTTCTTAGGAGCTGGTGGTTGGAGTGATGGTAAATTAACCTACCACACATCAATTGGGGGTCAATTAAGTAAATATTGTGGTGAGGAAAAATCCATGAATTTATTTGATCAAGTAATAGCAAATTTTAAACGTTTCCACCCAAAACCTGAAGAAGTACAATGTTCAGATCCAAAAGAAGAACCGGATTTTATTAAACCACACTTTGGATTAAGATTATTCCCAGTATGGCATGTTGGTACTGATTACCTTTCTTGTATAGGAAAGAACTGGTATACATATTTATTATCGAAGAACGTTAATTTCTTATGGGAACATAAGGTAACAAATATAAACTTTGATACAAATGAAATTGAATACGAACCATATAAAAAATAGAGTGTTTATTTACTCTCTAGAAAGAAATAATATTCCATTCTATATAGGTAAAACAAAAAATCCTAAATCTAGAAAAGCAGATTGGTTAAGAGAATATAAAGATTCTATTAGTTTTAATATTATAGATGAAGTTAATAAAGAAAATTGGAAGTTTTGGGAATGTTACTGGATAGAACAATTAAAAGGTTGGGGTTTTGATCTAATTAACAAAAATAAAGGAGGTGGAGGTTTAGAAAAACATTCTGATGAAGTTATAGAGTTAATTAGAAAACAAAAAATAGGTAAAAAACAAAATAGAACCAAAGTTAGGAAAGATAAGGGAACTATAAGAATTAAAAAACCTGGAATAAAAATAGGTTCACCTAAGGGTTGGAAAATGAGTGAAAAAGTAAGAAAAACTAAAAATCAAAAACAAATTGGAAAACCTAAACATACTATAGAAACAAAAATTAAATTTGCTGATCCAACTATATATAAATTTTATAATATAGAAACTCAAGAGATATTTGAAGGGATAAGATATGATTTCCAAAATAGATATAATTTTAAATATAAAGGAATATATAATTTAATCAAAGGGAAAGCTAAAACATATAAAAAATGGAAAATAAAATAAAAAAACTAATAAAAGAAGAAGTTATAAAATTTTTAATAGAAAATATTGATTGGGGTAGATCTTATGAATTTTATGAAACTGGAAATTATGTAAAAATTTCTAAACCTTATGGAACTATAGAGTTTGGTTTAGAACAATTATCTGATGGTGGAGAAGCTTTATTCATAGATGATATTTCAATTTCCCCTCAATCTCAAGGAAAAGGATATGGAACTGATATACTGAAAAGTGCTATTAAATACTCTGAAGAAAATGATATACCTATTGCTCTTAGAGCATCCGTAGGTGGGCATTATGATACTAAAACAAATTTTACTCAAGAAGAACTAATAAAGTTTTATTCTAAATTTGGATTTAAAACAAAACCAGATTTATCTTCATTTGGGGGAGATGAAATTTTCATGGTTAGAGATATATAAAAACAAATAGATATGAAAGAAACAATAAAATATGATAAACTTATATTTGGTGTAGGCAAATCAGGTATTGACTTTGGTAAAGAATTAGCTGAAAAATATGACTTACCTACAGAACCAAAACCAGTACAAATAGGTGTTCGATTTGAAGCACCACAAAAACACTTTCAAAAATTGATTGATGTATCCTATGACTTCAAATTATATCGTAAGTACGAGGATAAAGGAGTATCACTTCGTTCATTCTGTACAAACAACAACGCAGCCTATGTTGCTGTTGAGGAAACATATGGTAATCATAGCTATAATGGTCATGCTAAAAAGGATGAATCTTTTAGAAACAACATGACAAATTTTGGAATTTTAATGGAGGTTCAAGGAATAGAAAACCCATTTGAGTGGTCAAGAGATGTAGTTAAAAAATTACAAATAGGAGGCACAGGTTTATATTATAGTCCTACACGTAAACCTACAACAACATCAGAAGGTGAAAATGTATCAGCTACCCAAATAGATGAAGCAGGTATGGAATATGTAAGAGAAACAATGGGGGGTTATTACTCGTATATTGAAGATTTTATAGAGGATATGAAAAAAGTATTTCCTACATTAAAAGATGATTGGGGTGTATATGTACCAGAAGTAAAATATCTGTCAGCAGAACCCCTAGTTAATTATAAGGATTTGTCTTTAACTAAATATCCTAACGTTCATTTTGTAGGAGACGCATTATCTGCTAGAGGGATCACTGTTGCGGGTTCGCAGGGTGTTTATGTGGCCGAATCATTTTTGAACGAGGTATAATAGTTCCAGGGTTACCTATACTAAGAATACTAGATAAAAAGAATTAAATCAAAACTTATTTTAAAATATTATGAGCGAAAAGTTATATGAAGAAAAAGTAATTAAGTATCAAGGTGCTAGGCACTATTTAATTAAGGCAAAAGACAGTAAACATTTTAAACATCATAGGTACGATGGTCCCGCAATTGTTCCTATAAATAAAGATTCAAAGTGGAAAAAATCATTTTACTTAAACGGCATTGAATATGGAGCTGAAGAATATACTGAAATAATGTCCGAGAGAGAAGGATTACCTTTTTACAAACAAGCACCACCTAAGGGAATAACATATAGAAATTAACTATGGTAAGGGGTAAACAATTCTACACTAAAGATAAAAAACAAATCGACATTACTAAATGGGATACATCAGGTAATATTTCAGATTTAACAAATCGTTATGGTTGGGAGGGAGCTATGGCTTGGGGTAATTTAATACATGACGAGTTAAATGCCAGAGGTCCTGGAATCAAACCCGGAGATGTTTACCTTGATTTAGGAGCAAATATTGGTATGTCTTCTATTAATGCTGAATTAAAAGGTGCTTCTAAATTATATTGTGTTGAACCAGATCCTGGGGTATTTGCAGCACTTGAAATGAATAAAGGTGAAAATTGGGAAGTGTTTAATATAGCCATTGCAAACTTCAACGGTGAGATAGATATCCCAAAATGGCCTAATTGGTGGGAAGATGTACCCCGACCCTGTTTTACACTGGATAGTTTTTTTGAAAATAATAACATCACCCACATCGACTATATGAAGGTTGATATTGAGGGTCACGAAAAAACTTCATTTGAAAATGTAAAACAAGAAACATGGGATAAAATAAGCAAAATCTTTATAGAATATCATGAAGATGTTGAAATTGGGGACAATGAAAGAAATAGTATAAGGTTAGAATTTATAAAAGGTATAACTTATAAAGGATATAAAAACCATCACATTCACCTTGGATATGCCCAAAGTTTTATGTATTTTTGGAAATAAATTAAAATTATGAACATTTTAAAAAATATAATATGAAGATAGGATTTACCGGGACTCAAAGTATTGGCAAAACTACTTTAGTAAATGCTCTTAAGGAGCTACCAGAATTTAAGGATTACACATTTACAACAGAACGTTCTAAATATTTAATGGGAAGGGGAATACCATTAAACACAGATTCAACTTTAAAAGGGCAATGTGTTTTTTTAGCTGAACGAGCCTGTGAATTGATGTGTGATGATATCATTACAGATAGAACTATAATTGATGTTATGGCTTTCTCCAAATCATCCTCATCCATGAGTATATATCAAAAAGACGATTTTGAGGCCTTAGCTTCCCTATTAATAGGAGAATATGATTATATCTTTTACATTTCACCTAAAGGGGTTGAAATTGAAGATAATGGTGTTCGGGAGACAAACCCAGATTATAGGAATAAAATTGATTTAGAAATTAATAATTTACTAAATTGTTACAACCATCGTATTAAAAACCTTAACACACTATATGGAACTACTGAAGAACGTATAGAGCAAATTAAACTAACAATTTTTTCATGATATTTATAACAAAAATATACCATAATGAAAAAATCAGAATTACGACACCAAATTCAAACAGAAATAAAATCAATACTCTCAGAAGAAACCGCAGAAGACATTAAAGACAAAACATCAGCACAATCTAAATTAAATAAGGAATTAGAAATAACTAAAGACCTTATGAAAGAATCAATCAACCCCGAAATAACCAAAGCATTATCCCGTTTTATCACTGCCATGTCTAAAAGGTATGGTTATAGTGAACAAGATGCTGTATATGCCATTCAATCAGCTTTAAAACAAAGAAAATACGATGGTTTAAATGAAGAAGAGGATGAGGATACTATGGATAAAAAAGCATCCAAATCAGCTAAAAAAGGTGACTCCATATCTAAAATAGCAAATAAACTCCAACAAAATTCACAAGAAATGAAAACTGTACTTAATAGGTGGAAAAATGCTGATTTAGGTGAGGAAAAGGAAAAATTAATTAACCGTTTAAAAGAACTTACTAAAATCAAAAAAGAACTTGAAGGACTTCTTTAAAAATATTCAAACTTTACTGATAGTAATATTAATTGGTATTATCTTCATAATGCGTAGTTGTAGTGGGGGTAGTGGTGGTAGTGGGGTAAACATATCTGAACCTATAACAATAACAAAAGTTGAAGTTAAATATGACACAATTATTAAATATACCCCTAAATATATTCCTAAATGGAAAGAAAAAATAATAACTAGAACAGACACAGTACCATCATTAGTAGACACCTTAGCAATTTTAAAAGATTACTATACCAAGTATGTTTATAATGACACTATACACATAGATACCATGGGTTATGCCGTAATTAATGATACTATAACGCGCAATACAATATTCTCACGCAGTGTGGCGACTAATTTTTTAATACCGATTACAACGGTTACAAATACAGTGTATACCAACCAACGAGAATTTTATTGGGGTTTAGGTTTAATGGGTAGAGCAAATCAAATTAATTATTTAGGTGGTAAGTTGCTGTTAAGAACAAAGAAAAAACAAATATATGGTTTGGGGATAGGAATTAACCCTAATTTCCAACCTGTTTTATCGGGTAGTATGTATTGGAAAATTGGAAAATAATGGCTGAAGATTTTAAAAAAATAATTAGACATGAGTATTTAAAATGTTGTAAAGACCCCATACATTTTATGCGTAAATACTGTTATATACAACACCCACAACGGGGTCGTATACAGTTTAACCTGTACCCCTTTCAAGAAAAAGTATTAGCGTTATTTCAAAACAACGATTATAGTACTATATTAAAATCTAGACAATTAGGTATATCAACTCTAGTATCAGGTTATGGTCTTTGGTTAATGACCTTCCATAAGGATAAAAATATATTAGCACTAGCAACAACACAAGCAACAGCTAAAAACTTAGTAACCAAGGTACAATTTATGTGGGAAAACTTACCCTCATGGTTAAAAGTAGACTCTGTAGAAAATAACAAATTATCCCTTAGACTTTCTAATGGGTCGAAAATACAAGCAAAATCCTCAAATGCCGATGCAGCACGTTCAGAAGCAGTATCTTTACTAATAATTGACGAAGCAGCCTTCATTGATAACATTGGTGAAACGTGGGCTTCTGCACAGCAAACTCTAGCTACGGGGGGTGGAGCTATTGTACTATCTACCCCATATGGTACTGGTAATTGGTTTCATCAAACATGGGTTAAAGCAGAATCCGGAGAAAACGATTTCTTACCAATTAAACTTCCATGGTACGTTCACCCTGAACGAGACCAAACATGGAGAGATGCTCAAGATACCTTATTAGGTGATCCTAGACTAGCAGCACAAGAATGTTTTAGTAAAGATACAATAATATATACAAAATTTGGCCCTCAATATATAAAAAATATTAAATTGGGAGATTTAGTATTAAGCCATGATGGGTCTTATAATAAAGTAATAAAAAAACATTCCCATATTACAGACAAATCCATAGAAATAAAGGGGGGATTAAATAACATTCAAAAATATACCACCTTAAACCACCCATTCCTCAATATGTTAGGAGAATGGGAAGACGTAGGTTCAATTATAGATTCTAATAATAAGGTTAAGTATTTCCCTAAAGTAGATGAATACAAAGTTGAATGTAAAACTATTGATCTTTCAAATTATATTATTTCTAATTCTCCAAAATCATTCCCTTTAAAAATTGATGATAAATTTATATGGCTTACAAAAACTAGTAAAATTAACAGATTTATTAAAATTGATTATGATTTAGGATTTTTAATAGGCTGTTTTTTATCAGAAGGATCTTTAGCTAAAAATAAAGTTGAGTTTTCATTTAATGGGAAGACAGAAAGAGAAGGTTTTCCTTTAGAAATTGAAAGAATATTAACTGAGAAATTTAATATAACAAATTTTTCATATTATACTTCTAAAATTTGGGAGGGTAGTAGTAAATTATATATAAAAGATCAAATTTTCCACAATTTTATAAAATTATGTATTCAAGGGGGAAAATATAGTTATAATAAACATATAAGTAAATTTTTATATTCTACATCTAATGAAGAAACCTTAAAAGGTATACTTGATGGGGTGTTAGTTGGAGATGGGATGTTAAAATCTGAATATAATGTCCAACTCCTCCTTACATCCGAAAAATTAATATATGATATGTTATATATTTCTAATATCTTAGGAATCCATAATGTCACCTTAAAAAAAGGTAAATCACAAAACCCAAATAACCCTGATAAGGATAGTTGGAGAGATAACTTTACATTAACTTGGACTAACAGTATTATAAATTCGGATGAAAAGATATTTAGTAAAAGGATAAAGGATTGGAGTAGAATTAATACTATAGGGAAATCTAATTCAAATAGTAATTTTGAATTTATATCTGAACCTCTTACAAGTTTAAAACTTACCCCCTCTCCTAGAACATTAGAAGTATTTAACCTAGAAATAGAAAATACTCATACATATGTAACAGAATATGGAATAGTACATAATTGTGACTGTGATTTTAACACATCAGGTGATACTGTATTTTATAGTGAATGGTTAGAATTTATAAGTTCAACAACTGTAAAAGAACCATTAGAGAGAAGAGGTGTAGACCAAAACTTATGGATTTGGGAACCAGCTGACTACTCTAGAGAATATATGATTATAGCAGATGTTGCCCGGGGAGATGGTAAAGATTTCTCGGCATGTCATGTGATAGATATACAAACAAATACACAAGTTGCAGAATATAAAGGCCAATTACCCCCAAAAGAATTCGGTTATTTCCTCACAGGTTTAGCTACAGAATATAATAATGGGATGTTGGTAGTAGAAAATGCTAATATTGGATGGGCAACTCTAGATGCAATACAAGAGAGAGAGTATAATAATTTATACCACTCACCAAAAGGAGACCAAATTACGGCAGAATCATATCTTCGTGTTTATGAAGGTAATAGTGAAATGATCCCAGGATTTACAATGTCAATGAGAACTAGACCCCTTTGCATTAATAAATTCAGAGAATTTGTTGGTGATAGATCAGTAACAATTCGCTCAAAACGTTTAGTAGAAGAGATGAAAGTGTTCGTTTGGAAGAATGGAAGACCAGAAGCCCAAAGTGGCTACAATGATGACTTGGTTATGCCATTCTCAGTCGGTATGTTTCTGAGAGATACTTCATTAAAATTCCAACAACAGAGTTTAGATATGGCTAGAGCAACATTAGGTGGGATAAAATCCAATAAATCAAACTATAGTGGGGTATATTCACATAATAGTATAACCAACCCCTACACACAAGAAATTGGGGGTAAAAATGAAAGCATTCAATGGCTTTTATAATATTTATAAAAAAATAAAAAATGGCAGATAAAGGATTATTCCCGAGATTAAAAAGATTATTTTCTACAGATGTAATTATTCGCAATACTGGAGACAACCAATTAAATGTTTTTGATATAAATAAAATTCAACAATCGGGTGAAATTGAAACAAATTCACTAGTTGATAGGTTTAATAAAATCTACACTAATTCATCCACCTCCCTATATGGTCAGCAATCTGGATTTAATTACCAGTACTTAAGACCTATGCTTTATTCGGAGTATGATGCAATGGATACAGATGCAATTATAGCATCTGCTCTAGACATAATTGCTGATGAATCCACCCTTAAAAATGATATGGGTGAAGTATTACAAATTAAATCCCCTGATGAAGATATTCAAAAAATACTTTATAATTTATTTTATGATGTATTAAATATTGAATTCAACCTCTGGCCTTGGGTTCGCAATCTTTGCAAATATGGTGACTTTTTCTTAAAATTAGAAATCGCTGAGAAATTTGGTATTTATAATGTTATACCTTACACAGCATTTCATATTGAAAGACTAGAGGGTGTAAATAAAGATAACCCAAATGAAATTAGATTCCGATTTGACCCCGAAGGAATATCAGCATCCGATACAGGATATTACAACGTACCAGGACAGACACAAGACAGAGCAAACTCAATTATATTTGACAATTATGAAATGTCTCACTTTCGTTTATTAACGGATATGAACTTCTTACCTTATGGTAGGAGTTATATTGAACCCGCACGTAAGTTGTTTAAACAGTATGTTTTAATGGAGGATGCAATGTTAATTCATAGAATTGTTCGTGCCCCTGAAAAACGTATTTTCTACATGAATGTTGGGGCAATACCTCCAAATGAAGTAGATGCATTTATGGAAAAAACATTAAGTAAATTAAAACGTACACCCCACGTTGATGAGAAAACCGGGGAGTATAATTTAAGATATAACATGCAAAATCTACTTGAAGATTATTACATCCCTGTTAGAGGAAATGATTCAAGTACTAAAATTGAAAGTGCAAATGGCCTACAGTGGGATGGTATTGAGGATGTTAACTACTTAAGAGATAAACTATTTGCCGCTCTTAAAGTACCTAAAGCCTTTATGGGTTATGATGAAAATACAGATGGCAAAGCCACACTCGCGGCGCAAGATATTAGATTCGCTCGCACAATCGAACGTATTCAAAGAATTGTAGTATCCGAATTATACAAAATAGCATTAGTTCACCTGTATACACAGGGTTATAGAGAAGAACAATTAGCTAATTTTGAATTATCATTAACAACCCCTTCGATTATATATGACCAAGAAAGAGTTGCATTGATGAAAGAAAAAATGGACTTAGCGGCTCAAATGACAGAAACTAATCTCTTCCCAACTGATTTTATTTATGATCATCTATTCCATTTGAGTGAAGATCAATATGATGATTTCAGGGATTTAATTAGAGAAGATGCTAAACGTAAGTTCCGTATAAATCAAATTGAAGCTGAAGGTAATGACCCTGTTGAAACTGGTAAATCATACGGTACACCTCATGATTTAGCTTCTCTATATGGTAAGGGTAGAATGGAATCAGATCCAGGAAATATCCCAAAACCAGAAGTATATGATGAGAAAAACCCACTAGGTCGCCCAAAAGAAAAGGTGTCAAAACGTAATACTCAAGATGATAATTTTGGTAAGGATAGACTAGGTGTTGGTGGGATGAAGAAAGATTATAATGACACTAAAAATACCCCACTAACAATGGAGAATAATTTACGAGTTATCCAACATAAAGGTATGTTGAATCAAATACCAGTAAATAGTAAAAAGTTAGTATTCGAACAAGACAAATCCCATGAATCGTTACTTGATGAAAAAAATATTAAGGGACAGTAATTCTAATATATTTATAAATAAATAAGGATTGATATGAAGGAAACGATTAAAACGCTTTTAGATATTAAGAAACAACTTCTTAAGAATGAGCCTAGTAAAAAACAAATCCCTTTGGCTAATAACCCGAGACAGTTCACATCAGAATTACATTTAGTAAATGTGTTGAGCTCAAAAATAGATAGTGCGACTCGATATTTGGACGAAATCGAAGGTCTATTATCAGTATACAGGGAAATAAAGAAAAAATAAGGATTGATGTATATAAAACACTCGAAATACAAAAACACTGGGATTCTATTTGAAGTCTTAGTGAGGAAAATCACCTCAGAGACTTTATCTGGGAAAGATTCACCCTCTATAGGAATATTGAAAAAATATTTCGTTAATACAGAATTAGGAAAGGAGTATAAATTGTATGAAACTATATTTAAGTCTAAAAACCTAAATGAAAACCGAGCTAATGTTATACTTTCTACAATATTAGAAACATCTAAAAAACTTAATAGGACTAGAATTAGAAAGGAAAAATATAATCTAATTAGTGAATTAAAGGAACATTATAATGTAGAAGATTTATTTAAAACTAAATTAAATGATTATAAGGCACAAGCCTCTCTTTATACATTATTCGAGACATACAACACTGATAGACTAATCAACCCTAACCAAATCATAGATAATAAAGTTACATTATTAGAATTTTTAACAAAAGCACCAGTTGAAAGAGATGATGTTAAAGGCGACATAATTGAAGAATTTAAATCTTATGATAAAGATTTACGTACTCTAACATATTATGTTTTACTAGAAAAGTTCAATGAAAAATATTCTTCACTAAACCCACGACAAAAAGGGGTCCTTAAAGAATTTATTGAATCCGTAGACAATACACCTTCACTTAAAGCCTTTTATAATAAAGAGGTAGCTTTTATAATTGAAACAATTCAAAAAGAGATTAAGGTCACTAAAAGTGAAGTTGTAAAAATTAAATTAATAGAAGTTTCTAAATTAATCAAAGAACTAGATAAAAATTCAAACATTAAAAGCGATAGTTTAGTAAATTTGTTACAATATCACTCATTGTTGGGGGAATTAAAAAAGGTACATGGATAATATAAATGAACAACTTAAACCTAAAGACGTAGACCAAGCTTTACTCAAACGACTTGAGGATAAGTATGGGCCTATTGATGTTGAACATGATTTCTTTACTAGTAATTTAGATACTTACTATAAAACTACAAATGTAGATAAAGTAACTAATGGTGTTACCCATAAAGTTATTAAATTAGCTAGTTTTGGTGATTCATTAGAGAAAATGTATACTGCTTTAAAATCATTAAAACAACTTCTAAGTACAGATGACGCCCGTAATGATGAAATAATTCAAAATATCCTAATCGATTTCAGAGATATATTCAATAAATATAGAACACACCTTAGAACAAGCTACCCCGACCAATATAGACAGATAAAAGATCAATTAAGAGAAATATCTGGTACTGGTGGGGGAGTAGGCTCATCCAACTTTTCGGGTGGTGTGGGGGGACAATATTCAACCCCTTACGCTTTTAGGTTAAAGGGTCAAAAAACAAATGATAAAGCTTATACCAAAGTAGGATATAAAGAAGTTAAAGAAAATGCAGGTTCTAGTTTAGGACCAGGTCCTAAATCATCTAAGGATGGTGTTAAAGATAATGCTTATATTAAACAGTTTAAATATAGGCTAGTTCCAAAAAAAATTAAAGGATCAGGGTTAGAAGTTGTAGATTTATTTGAAGTTAGTCAAACCTCTAAGGATTTTCAAAGTGAAAGAATTAATGCGTTTGATTTAATCGAACATGAAATGAATGATATTTATAAGATGTTAAGTAACGCTAAAAATGAAGCTATTAATTACTATAATAATAACCCTTCATCATATACAGTTATTAAACCAACAGATTTAGTTTTGGATTATATAAAAGATATTAAAGACCTATTAAAAGAATAATAAATGAAAACACTACAAAACCAATACAACCTAATTAAAAAAGGTAAAGGAAGTAAGGAAATTTTCCTTAAGGAAGTTAAAAAAAACTACCCAAATTTAGTTCGCAACTCAGCTGATTTTGATGAAGCCACTTCAATCCTTACAAAACGTTCTATTATATCAGAAAATCTATGGGGTGTAGCAACCACCTCAAATAAAAAACCAGATTGGTTCTCTATATTTGATAAAAATATGAATATAATTTCTGAAGAAGAAGCAAAGGTTAAAGCTGTTGAGAAACAAACATCTAAACAAGTAACAAACCTCCAGGCTCCTGATAAAGGATATGATTATAAAGATGATAAACTTCTCAATAATGTATCAGGTGAACAATTCCGTCAAGGATATTACACGGAACTTATAGATGAAGCTAATGTTGGTAAAACAAAACAAGAATTAATTGCTTTAGTTATTAAAAACATTGATAATAACCCACAATATTATGTTGAGGAAGCTCAATTCGGCATTAAAGGAATTGGATATAGTAAAGACCAACCCGGGCTTAAACCAACTCAAATAAAAAACCCAGGTGTGGGTGGGGGTTATGGTGAAGCAACTAAAAAAGAATTTCCAAAAGGAGAAACAGGTACGGGTTATTTAACAATTAAAGAAAATAAAAGGATATCATTAGTAGATTTAATGGAGAATATGCCATTAGGAGAAAAAAATCCCAAAAAGAAATCACCAAAAAAGGCTAAAAAAGAAACAACAGATTCTAAATTAGCCGAAATAGATAAAAATGGTAGGATTGCCACCTTAGAAATACAAATAGAAGCTCTGGATGACATCATTTCAAGTAAAAATGAAAGAATCTCAATGGTATCTGAAGATGACAGCTTATCTGAGTTAATGGATAAAAAGAAAATTAAAGAAATGCAAAAAGAAATCAATCTTTTAGAAAAAAGAAAAACAGTGATGGAAAAATTGTATGAAAAAATGTGTGGTAAATCTTATACCAAAAAAGAAATGGTAAGTGAAGATGATGAGTCGGATGGTGAATACGAAGCAGTTTTAGATAAATTACGAACAAATGATAGAACATAAATTTAAAACCTAACATGAAAAAAATCCTTGTAGAAACCCACATTTTCAAACCAGTTAGATCAAGACTGTCTGAAAATAAATCCAATAGAGGACTTCCTTTAGTTGAGGGTATTTTAGCCACAGCCGAGGTTAAAAATGGAAATGGTAGATATTACTCAAGAGAATTATGGGAAAGAGAAATAGCTAAATATCTCCCATTAGTTAAAGAACACAGAGCTATGGGGGAATTAGATCACCCAGAATCATCAGTAATCAATCTCAAAAACGTATCCCATAACATTGCAGATATGTGGTGGGATGGGGATAATGTGATGGGTAAGATAGAAATATTACCCACCCCAAATGGAAACATACTTAAAGCATTAGTTGAAAGTGGTATTACTGTGGGTGTATCATCTAGAGGAATGGGTTCACTTAAAGATGTAGGTGGGTTAATGGAAGTGCAAGATGATTTTGAATTGCTGTGTTGGGATTTTGTTTCAACCCCATCAAATCCCGATTCATTTATGAATTTAGTAAAAGAAAGTCAAGAATTTAAAGCACAAGATAGATACCAAGAAGTAAGTACCATATTAGGTGAAATATTATGTTCCTATGGGGTATGTCCTATTATATAAAATAAATAATACGAAAAAACATCTCCACCTGTGGATTTTAAACATTGAGCGCTCTTTTTGAGTGCTTTTTGTGTTTTACCCCCCTCCACATACGTATTATCACAATATGTCATCTCTTATATGACATGATAAATTATTATTAAATAATCCCTATTACGTTTCTCAATAAACGTAGTTTCCCAACAAAAAATTTAGGAAAAATGAATAAAAACTTTTTAAAAGAAGCAATCGCTGATGCTAAATCAATCAAAGAATCTGCGATAGCAAATGCTAAATTCGCTCTCGAAGAAGCATTCTCCCCAAAAGTCCAAGAAATGTTCTCTAGTAAAATAGAAGCAATGGAAAGAGAAGAAATGGAAGAAGATTACAACGAGATGGAAGAAGCTAAAGACGATGTTAAGGTCGAGGAAAAAATGTCAAACCCTATAATGCGTAGTGGTTTTAGAGGTGATAATAAAGCCGAAAGAGAAACAGAATACGAACGTGAAATGGATGAAGACATGGATTTAGATGAAATCTTAGCAGAACTCGAAAATGAATTAGAAGAATCAGCTTCTAAAATAAAAACCCTCAAAGAAGAAGAATCTGATGAAGATATGGATATGGATTCGGAAGAAGATATGGATATGGATTCGGAAGAAGATATGGATATGGAAGATGATGAAATTGACCTTGAAGATATGTCAGAAGACGACCTTAAATCATTTATCGAAGATGTAATCGAAGATATGGTAGCAGCCGGTGAGTTAGGACCTGGAGAAGAAATGGAAGTTAAAGATGATAGTATGGATATGGATATGGATTCGGAAGATGATATAGATATTGACGTTGAAGATGATGTAACTGTAGATGAAAATGCTCGTACAGATGCTGAAGAGGAAGGTTATAAAGATGGTATGGAAGATGAGAAAGAAGATTTAAGTAAAGATTTAAAAGAAGCAATGGAAACTGTTGCAATTTTAAGATCAGAGCTTAATGAAATTAACTTACTAAATGCCAAATTACTTTACACAAATAAAGTATTCCGTGCTAAAAATTTATCTGAAAGTCAAAAAGTTAAAGTATTAGGTGCTTTTGATAAAGCTACAAATATTAAAGAAGCGAAACTTGTATTTGAAACTATTAATAGTAGTGTTAAATCAAAATTTATTAAACCAATTAGCGAAAGCTTTAAAGGTAGTGCTTCTGCTTCAACATATGTTGCATCAAATACTAAACGCCCCATCCTTGAATCAGATGAGATGGTGGCACGATTCCAAAAATTAGCGGGTATTATCCGTTAATAGGTAAAAATTAATAAATTAATAAAACAAAAAAAAAATTAAAATGAGTCAATTAAATTCTTTATTAGAAAGTGCTAATCCTTATAAGTCATTACAAAGTGATGCTGCAAGATTAGCCAATAAGTGGAGCAAGACAGGATTGTTAGAAGGTATTCCAAACGATACTGACAAGAACAATATGTCTATGATCCTAGAAAATCAAGCTAAACAGCTTGTTGTAGAAACAAGTCAAACTGGAGGTCCTGCAGGAACATCAGGTACATTTACAGCTGGAACAGGTGCTCAGTGGGCAGGTGTTGCTTTACCATTGGTAAGAAAAGTATTTGGTCAAATCGCAGCGAAAGAATTCGTTTCGGTTCAACCAATGAATCTTCCTTCTGGCCTAGTATTTTATCTAGATTTCCAATATGGTACTACAAAAGCTCCATTCACATCAGGTGATTCTATGTATGGTGATACTGATGGTAATACTCCATTTGGTAATGGATCTACAGGTGGTGCTTATGGTGCGGGTCGTTTTGGATACTCTATCAACAACACACAATCTGCAGCTTACACTGTAGCTTCTGCTTCAGTTAACTGGTATACAGATCTACATGCTGATTCTTCAGTTTCCCAGTCTTATGTAGCGGGTGCCTCAAATCAAATTGTGAAGTTGTCAGTTCCTGTAGGATCTTTACCTAACTATGATACAAGAGCAGTAAGAGCATTCTACCTTTCAGGTTCAGCTGCTGTCTTACCAGCTTCTACTACCCAATACCCACAGTTTACTACTGTAAGTGCTGATAGTACAACAATCGACTTCTTTGTCAGTAGTTCTGTAGTTAAGGGTGGAGCAGTTAAAGTTGAGTATTTACTAGAAACAAAAGACTTCCAAAGAGGTGATTTTGAAGATAGAAATAATAACTTAAACAACAACAACACACCAATCACAATCCCAGAAATCAACGTTCAAATGTCTTCTGAAGCCATTGTTGCTAAGACACGTAAATTGAAAGCTGTTTGGACTCCTGAATTTGCTCAAGATCTTAACGCTTACCATAGTTTAGATGCTGAAGCTGAATTAACTTCTATCATGAGTGAGTATATCTCATTAGAAATTGATATGGAAATACTTGATATGTTGATCGAATCAGCTTCTGCTGGTACTGAATACTGGAGTGCACAAAACAACTTATCCATAGCATCAACGGGTGTTGTAAATAGTGATTTAGGTTTTTATAATTCTCAAGGCCAATGGTTCCAAACATTAGGAACTAAGATTCAAAAGTTAAGTAATGTTATTCATCAGAAAACTCTTAGAGGTGGTGCTAATTTCTTAGTATGTTCTCCTTCAGTAGCTACTATTTTGGAATCAATTCCGGGATTTGCTAGTACTTCAGATGGTGATGCTGCAAAAGCTTCATACGCATTTGGTGTACAGAAATCAGGTACTATTAATAGTAGATATACTGTTTATAAAAACCCTTATATGACTGAAAATACAATCCTTATGGGATTCAGAGGTGGTCAGTTCTTAGAAGCAGGTGCTGTATTTGCCCCATACATTCCTTTAATTATGACTCCATTGGTATACGATCCAGAAACATTTACTCCACGTAAAGGTTTACTTACTCGTTATGCTAAGAAAGTAGTTAGACCAGAATTTTATGCTAAAATTTTCGTAGAAGGTTTAAATACTCTATAGTATTAATTAACTACAAAGGTTAAATAATAAGAAGGGACGCATTTTGCGTCCCTTTTTTATAGGGGTATATATTATACTTTATTATTATTAATTAGTGGGTTAACGCTATATATAAACGTATAAATTCCACAAGTACCACACATTGATACCACATCATGCTATTTACATACACCTAAAGATTATACGCTTACATACAAGGTACTTCCGGAAGTAGTGGGAGAGTCAAAACGTAATTATAAAGCATATATATTGGGGTGATTTCTAAACGGAACCACCCCTTTTGTATATTTATAACAAAAATAACATGGCATCTATATTAACCCCAACAGTATTCCAAATCAAAATTAAGGAAGAACATATAGTTAAGGGTATTAAAACACTTAATGAAACATATTTCTCAGTAAATAATGTAACTAATGTGGATAGAAGAATTATAACAATTCCCCCTACAACATCTATTGACTTGATAAATGTAAACGGTGTAAACCCAGGCGCAGGAACATTTCCTTCAAGTAGTATAAAATACGTTAGAATTTCTAATCTAGATACATCATCATCTCTATCAGTATCATTCACATCATCTGATGTAGGTAGTGGTCCTTCTTATTGGAGTATGGAATGTCTTCCAACTTCATCATTGATGTTTTCAAGTACCAAAGTTACAGGAAGTAATTTTAATGGGACATTTAATAATGATATAACAAACATTGCTGTATATTCTCTAAGTTCAAGTTTAGATGTAGAGTATGTAGTAGTTAATGCATAACATATAAAAATATGGCAAATATACAAATATACCCAGGATCTAGTTCATTTACCCCAGGTGATACACCTTTTGGGTTTTATGATAATGATTTAGAATTTCAAGCTGATGCCAATAAATTTACAACTTTTGCCTCACGTCGTCTAGGTTACCCTATTGTAGATGTTGAACTTCAAGACCTAAATTTTTATGCAGCCTTTGAAGAAGCAGTTACAGTTTATGGAAATGAGATATATGCTTATAAAATTAGAGAAAATTATTTAACTTTAGAAGGAGCAGATAGTACTACTGATGTTAATAATGTTATAATTACCCCCAACTTAGGTAGAATTATAGCAATATCAAAACAGTATGGGGTTGAAGCGGGAACGGGTGGTAATGTAGATTGGCATAAAGGTTCAATTGCATTGACAGAATCTATTCAAGATTATAATTTAGAGGAATGGGCTGAAGTAAACATCCCACATTATAGAGGTCATGATATAGAAATTATGAGAGTATTTTACGAAGCACCACCTGCTATGTTAAGATTTTTTGACCCCTATGCAGGTACAGGAACAGGTACCATGGATATGATGGATTCATTTGGTTGGGAAAACTACTCACCAGCCGGGGTAAATTTCATGTTAATGCCTATTAATTATGATTTACAAGTAATTCAACAAATAGAATTTAATGATATGATTAGAAGAGCTAATTACTCTTTTGAAATGCATAACAACCATTTAAAAATATTCCCAATACCCGATGGAAGACCTACTTCTATGAAATTTGAATATATATTAAACTCAGAAAGATCATCAGCTTCGTTTGAAAATGGAAACGGGAGAATAACCCAAATATCAGAGGTTCCCTATACTAATCCAGTTTATAGTAAAATTAACTCTATAGGTAGAAGTTGGATATTTGAATATGCTTTGGCACTGTGTAAAGAAATGTTAGGATATGTTCGTGGTAAATATCAATCAGTACCAATCCCTGGGGATACAGTTACTTTAAATCAAGCAGATTTAATATCAGCTGCAACTAATGAAAAAGAAAAACTAATTGATAGGTTAAGAACTTATCTTGATGATACTTCAAGGGAAAAGTTATTAGAAAGAAGAGCTACTGAGGGTGACTTTTTAGAAAAAGAACTAAGCAAAAGTCCATTTCCAATTTATATAGGATAATTATGTGCGCACTTTTTGGATCTGCAAGAGATATAAGTTTATTTAGACACGTTAATCGAGAATTGATGGCTGATATCATCACCCAACAATGTTCTTTTTACAAATATAAATTAGAAGAAACAAAAGTAAATATTTACGGAGAGGCCTCTGGGGGGAAATATTATATGGGTCCTGTATTATTAAACTGTTTAATAGAAAGAAAAGCCCAAGAATACCCAGAAACCGATTTAGGTACAGATTTTACTTGGGGGGCTACATTTAAGTTCTTAAGAGATGATTTACTAGATAAGATGGAGGATTTTAACAAGAATTTCAACCCTACAAACTATCAATATGGGGCCAATTTGGTTCCTGAAGTGGGTGATATAATAATGTATCAAGATGGATATTATGAAATAGATAATACTAACGCTAACCAATATTTTATGGGGAAAAACCCAGATTACCCAAATAATACCAACCCACTCAATCCAGGGTTAGAAGATTTTGGGTCTTCAATTTCAATTATTGTTGAAACACATTATGTACCTAGTGATAAAGTAGGAATTACACAATCAAGATTATATACTGGAAACAATGGCGAATAAAGGAAAAACACCAATACCAAAGACCCAAAGAGAAATAAGTATCTCACAACAGCAACCCTATAATCCACCTTCGGGTGCCTCTGGGTTTGCTGAAACTGGGAACCCAAACCAAACACCAGAATTTAATAGGGGGGGGCAGGTATCCTTTAGAGATGACACTACAAAACCCTTTACCTTAGGTTTTAAAGAAATTGATGAAGCTATAGCTTATTATATGAACAATGTCATTAAACCTACAGTCCAGCAAAATGGTGTGGTACAAAGAGTACCATTTATTTACGGTTCACCTGAAAGGTGGAAACAAGTTCAAAAGGATGGTTATTATAGGGATAAAAAAGGTAAAATTATGTTACCCTTAATTACATTTAAACGTAATAATGTTGAGAAGATAAGAAGTGTCTCCAATAAATTAGATGCTAATCATCCTAATAATGTGGCCGTTTGGCAAAAGAGTTATTCTGTAAATAATGCTTATGATAATTTCGGAATATTAAATAATAGACGCCCTGAAAAAGTAAACTACGCAGTAGTAGTCCCCGATTATGTTAATATAACTTATGATTTTATAGTTTCTACATATTACGTAGAACAATTAAATAAGATAATTGAAGCTATTAACTATGCCTCTGATTCGTATTGGGGAGATCCCGAAAGATTTAAATTTAGAGCTAGAATTGATAACTTCTCAACACCCGTAGAACTTCCATCACAAGGGGAGAGAGTAGTTAAATCAACTTTTACCTTAAAATTGTATGGGTATCTAGTTCCTGATAATATACAAAAACAACTTTCATCATTGAAAAGATTTTCAAGTAAAACAAAAATTATTTTCAATATGGAAACTACTTCAAATTTAGAGGGTATAAATAATACATTATCCCACTCAACCACAACAACCCAAATTAAAAGCGATGATAGTTTTACAGATTTTATCGAACCATCTTTATAATATAAGGTTTTATAATATTTATAAACAAAACTAGATGGGGATTATATTAAGACAAGATAAAGGCTCAGAATTAACCTTTACGGATGTAGATGGCAATTTCCAATCACTCTACTACTCTAGCTCTCTGGATGGATCTATTCTTACATTCCATTTCCCCAGTAGTAGTGTTACCCATAGTGTAGAGATAGGAGAAACAGGATTCCCATTCACAGGATCAGCCCAAATCACAGGATCATATGGTGGGGGTTTTGCTGTAACAGGTAGCAGTACATTTGATATAAGTGGTAACGGTGATGAGTTTTCAATAAAATCAGCACCTATTCAAGATTTTCCATTTTTATTAACATATGCTACGGGATCAGGTAAAATAGGATACGTTAAAATATCAAGTGGAACTAGTGGTACAGCGAGTACATCAGGTCGAAGCCTTACATCTGGTACATCTGGTACATCGGGTGTAGCAGGATCCACAGGTGAATCTGGCACAACTGGTGAGGGTGGCACTTCAGGAGCAACCGGTACTTCAGGTACTTCAGGTACAACGGGATCAAAGGGTACATCAGGATTAACACTTGGTACTTCAGGTACCTCAGGTGTAGGTGGCACTTCAGGTACCTCTGGTTTATCAGGTACAAGTGGGTTAAGCTCTTCATCAGGAACAAACGGTTCCTCAGGTACAGTAGGTTCTTCAGGAAACGCAGGACAATCAGGCTTAAGTAATACAGCGGGTACATCTGGAACATCTGGAACATCTGGAGTCGATAGTACTTCAGGGGAAGCAGGTACTGCTGGTTCATCTAACATATCAAATACTTCCGGAACCTCCGGATCAAATGGTACCTCAGGCTCAAGCGGTACAAATGGTACTTCAGGTGAAGTAGGCTCAAACGGAAATGCAGGGCAATCAGGTTTAAGCAATACAACAGGAACCTCAGGCTCAAGTGGCTCAAATGGTTCTTCAGGAGAAGCAGGTGCAAGTGCCTTAAGCTCTTCCTCAGGCTCAAGCGGTACAAATGGTTCTTCAGGTGCAACAGGCTCGAACGGAAATGCAGGTCAATCAGGTTTAAGTAATACAACAGGAACCTCAGGCTCTTCAGGAGTAGATGGTACTTCAGGAGAAGCAGGAACATCAGGTTCATCAAATACCTCAGGTTCCTCAGGTACAGTGGGTTCATCAGGTGAGAGTGGTACTTCAGGATCAACCGGTAGTTCAGGTACTTCAGGTGCAACAGGCTCAAACGGGAATGCAGGTCAATCAGGTTTAAGTAATACAACAGGAACCTCAGGCTCTTCAGGAGTAGATGGTACTTCAGGAGAAGCAGGTGCAAGTGCTCTAAGTAATAGTAGCGGTTCAAGCGGTACAAATGGTACTTCAGGTGCAACAGGCTCAAACGGGAATGCAGGTCAATCAGGTTTAAGTAATACAACAGGAACCTCAGGCTCTTCAGGAGTAGATGGTACTTCAGGAGAAGCAGGTGCAAGTGCTCTAAGTAATAGTAGCGGTTCAACAGGTTCAAATGGTA